TTCATCACCAATCCAATTGGTTATTTGTTCTGTAGTGTATCCTGATAAATAAGCCCTTTCCTCTGTTCTATCAACTAAAACACCTTGTCTGCCCATAAGCAATTGTTCAGATAACATATTGGAAATAAAATCATTAAGACTAACCCCTGTACCTGTAATATCTTCAGCTAATTCCATAACTCTATCAGGTGCTTCAATAACAGGGTCTATACGCATTACAGCGCCTACTAATCCTTGTACTGTGTTTTTGATAGCATTTACATACATTGCTCTAAGTACATAAGCCTCATATTGGTCTTTATCTTGACTTCCTAACTTAGGTAAATAAACCTCACCTTTTATTTTAATCTCATCTGACCCTAAAAAAGAATCTCTGACTCTTGTCCATTTGGGTTTAGTTTCATCGTATAGTGGATGTGTGCTTTCAATTCCCATTTAAACTCCTATTACTTTTGCCAATTTTGGTGAACCACGCTTCTTAATCATAGGCTGTAGTGCGTAGCGTAAGGCATCTATATAGTGATTATGTGCATCAACTATATGAGGCAATACATCTTCAGATAATCTATCAACTTTGTAGCTGTATCTTACAAACTCACTTGCTGTTTCTAGACATCTAGTATGTATATAAACCTTTTTAAATCCTCTAATATATTCGATACCATCTTGAACACTTCCTGCCCATTTGTGGACTGACTCCATCCTATATCCTTGTCGCCTAACATAACTGTTACTCTCTGGACGAGCCGAATCTCCCCTTATTATATGCTGTTTTGCATTTGGAATTTCATCTATTAATCGGTAGGTATTATCTAGTTCAACTTGTCTGCCACCTGCTTCATAGTCAATATATAAACAATTATCGTATATGTAACATCTAATAACAGCAGTCGGGTCTTGTGAAAAACCCCAGTCTAAACCATGATAAAACACTACATCATCATGGGTTTTAAAATCTAACACTTCAAATTTATTTCTAAAAATCTGTGCATCTGATGAGGTTTTACAATTCCCTTCCCACACATGGAGATATTCTTCATAGTCATACTCTTTCATGTAGTCTAATTCTTTCTGCAATTCGTCAGAAAAGAATCTATTATCATCATAGTTAGTCTTTATTACCAAAGTATCATCACGCCTGTTATTTATAACAAACTTCTGGTATGTAGGGTCTGACTCTAGATTGGGGTTAAAACTAACCCATATTTCGCTTCCTTTCTTTCTAATAGTTGGAATGAGGATTTCCCAACTTTCGTTAGTTATCTTTTGTGCTTCCTCAACCCAACATATATCTACGCCCTCAAGAGATTTAATTTGCATTGGATCATGTCGTAATCCATGAAAGATAAACTCTGTGCCATTAAGTCCGTATATCCCTTCTCGTGTAACTCTGTAATATTGACCTAAACCTAGCATATCAATACAACCTTGTAACAATTTATGTACAGATTGCTTCATAGAGCCTTGTACTTCCCTTGTGCAAAGTATTCTTAGCTTCCTCTCACAACCTAGAGTTAAAAGTGCTAAAGCAAACGAGGTAGACTTTCCTGCTCCTCTACCGCCATAGTAGATTTTGTATCTTTTTGGTTTAGATAAAGGTTTGTATATTTTGTGTAATTTTACTCTACCAGTTTTATTCATTAATCCAAGTATTCAACACTTAAGTTAAAACTACCCTCTACATCCATCTCTTGTCTTTCGACATATCCTCTGTTTCTTCCAATCGTCTTTAAAAAGAAAATAGTCGCTGTCATATTCTTATTTCTTATCTCTCCCATAAGGATTGATTCAGCAAAATCAATGTTTTCTTCTTTGATATTATGGCACTCTTTTTTAAAGGTGTCGAATTTCTCTAAATAGTTATAGTAAGTTTGCCTATTAATATTAGCTGATTTACAGGCGTGTGCTATGTTTCCTGCACTTTCTTTATACGCTTGAAGAAAGTTCTCTTTATTTGCATTAGTTATCTCAATTCTTTTGTCTGACTTACTTGTGTCCACGCTGTAATCTCCCAATAGTTTTGCCTAATCTTTTCTCGTTTAACTCATTACCAATAAACTTTAAACCATTATCTATACATGCCTGTGCTGTGTATCCCATACCGCAACATAAATCCATTCCAATGCCATTTTGTTTAGGCTTTAATAATTTAAATATCTCCTTTACGCACTTGTAACCTTTTAAATGATAAATACCAGTTAAATCTATAGATTGTTTTTGATCAGTTCTAAAAAACATAATTTCCATCTTATGTGTTCCACTATATAAAGTTTCTACTTGACCACAATATATAAGGCCTCTCTCTGTTGCCATTGTAATAACTTTATCTATCCATCTTTTTCCGTACTCTATAACTACCCATCCATCTGTATGCTTTACAGCGTTATCTAATACTGTTCCTAAAAACACATCTACATTAAAATTATTAGTAGAAGTGTCTATGTTATTTTGCTTTTTGTTCATTGTATCCCAATACTTTAAATTACCAGAACCCCATGGTGGGTCAGAATAAAATATATTAGCTTTAATATTTTGTGTAAGTTCGTTTATCTCTATCTCATTATGAATATCACCATGTCTGACTGTGTGTTCTCCAATTTTATAAATCATTGTGTACTCCTATGTTTGTCATTTCCATACATACTGGACATATTACTAAGGTTTCTTCTTTTGGCGATTCTGATGCCCCTATCTCTATCGTGAGGTCTACATCTAATTCTTCCTTTGTAATATTAAAGACTGAATCTAAAGAACCCTCAAAAAAGCCTAGAGTTTCGTTAAAACCAATAATTTTTGCTAATTCTTCATCTAACTCTAAATGATTCCATTCTGTTAGTTCATGTATTCTGTTGTCTAGCAACCTTAATTCTTTAGCTTTCTTATCTGTAAAATCAACAATTACGCAAGGTACTTTATTCCAACCTAATTCTTTAATGGCTCTAAATCTTGTATGTCCACTTATAATTATATTTTTATTGTCTAAAATAAGCGGTACATTAAAACCATATTTCTCAATTGATTTAACCAAAGCAGGAACAGTCTTATCGTTATTTCTTGGATTACGCCAATAGGGGGTTATATCTTCTATAGCAATTTCTTTAATATTCATAGTTTTTCCGAATCAATTCCAAAGTTTGCACCACAATGCTCACACGATACTTTGATCAATTTAGCATTTGCCTCTATTGACCTGTCTGTAAATGTAGTTTCAAACTTGTTTTCTTGCTTCTCTATATCAAATTCTGTTACATCTGCATCTAAAGAACCATAACTTGTTTCAAGCGCTACATTGACTTTTAAGTCGAAATCAGAGGCAATCTCTTGTAACCCCCTTAACTCTACAACTAACATATCGTCATTCCACTCTGACAAGTCCTGAACCTTGTTATCTAGAATTCTGTATTCCCTGTTTTCTTCATCTGTCAAATTAGATACTAAACAATCTACTTTTTCCCACCCTAGTTCTTTAATTGCTTTTAGCCTAGCATGACCAGTAACAACTACATTATTTTTATCTATTACAATTGGCACTACATACCCATAATCCTCAATAGACTTAGATAACTTATCAATTGTTTTTTCGTTAAATCGTGAGTTAAACTCATAAGGTATTAAATCTTTTACTTTTCGTTCATATGCAATCATCTAAGTATTCCTTTCTAATTCGTAATTGTTTTTCTGTTTCCCATGCTTTTCTGTACTCTACATTTGCAAAGAGTTTTGAGAAACCTGTTAAATGCTTAAGCCTTATTAATTCTTCAGCTTCCATACCTAATTCTTTACATATTTCTATATCTGTCATTCCATTATCGAGCATCTTAAATACCATATCACTCATACCTGTAACTGAATGTTTACCTCTCGCTCTGTTATGTCTTACAGTTGATGCCATTCTGTCATTAATATCTTTCTCAATAACTACGATAGGTATTTGGTTGCCACACATCTCATTAATATCTTTGTTTATCTTACAACAAGTGTATCTATGGAAACCATCTACAATGACATACATATCCTTGTCTTTGTCGTAAAAAGTAACTATTGGTTGCGTATAGCCATCTGCCAATATTGAAGTTTGTAATAACTTTAACTCTGTTTTAGCTACAGAATTTGGGTTGTAATCATTAGCTTCTACTTTATCTAAATGTACCCACTTAACATTATCAATAGGCATTGCTTTTTTAGACATACATATCCTCGCTTACTTGTAATTCTTTTTGATTGTTTGACACTCTATAGTTGTCTAGCAATGTAAAGTGGTAGTCGTTTTTAATAATTGTAGTTACACACACTCTGTAATATCTCCTTAGATGTCCAAACTTTGTGTCAAAATTTCCAAACTTTTTAATAATCTTATCTTTACCCATTCCATCAGGTAGCATGTGATCAACTAAGTAATTACGATATTCGTGCCAAGTGCTAAACATAAATGGCAAATCTACAGGGCATCCTAATTCTTCTCCAAACTTACCTTCCGTATCTATCCCTTGTAATCGCTGTGTTAATCTTTGCCAAGTGTCTTGCTCAACTTCTTGTAAATACTTTAGATTAGATACTGAAGTTTCATGGCATAGTGCAGATACTCGCATTCTTAAAATAGGAACTCCCCAACTAAACTGTTGGTCGTATACCACATTATATTTCCAGTTGTTATCGTGTATTGCTTTCCAAACATCCGTATAACTCCAATCGTATACTGGATAAAAGGTGTATTTGTGTTGTGTTTTATCTAAGGCTTTACCCCATGTTTCACCTTTATAAGTGCCTATGCCTGTAAGAGATAGTAATCTAGCAGGTGATTCTTCCGCTCTAACACCTCCAATGTTTACAGTTCTAGGTGCAAAGTCTTTTTTAATGATGTTGGTAAACATCTGTTTAAATCTATCAGTACCATAATTATTATCTTTAATAGAATATGGCACACGCTTACGCATCCATAAATCCTCTTTATCTTTATCCCAACATTGTATCCACGGGTCTTGAGAAGATGTAGCATTAAATATCTTAATAGGCATCTGAAACCATAAAGGCTCTACTTCATCCATCTCCATAACTTCTGTTACCAAATCAATCGTAGCTTGAAACTCTGCTTCTTGGTCTAAAAACAAAACTTTTAAAGGTAGACGATTGCGCTCTTTAGCTACAATTAAAGTCATTTGGAATACAATTACAGAGTCTTTACCACCACTAAATGAAACTACTACATCATCAAATTCATCATAAAGCCATCTGATTCTATTTAAAGCTACCTCGAAAACATCTTCGTTTTTGTATATTCTCATTTTAAATCTAGGCTTGT